AGATGCAAGAATTTTTTAATTTTGCTAACAAAAATGCTAACTAGATTTTATACCCCGCTGATATCAAGCGGTTTGGCGATTTCCTCCGGGGTTCGAATCCCCGCCAGGTCACCAAATCCCGGAATCCGTTGTGATTTCGGGGTTTTTTACGTCAAAAAACGTCCATTTTAGGTCAAAAACAGGCCATTTTCTTTGATTACAGACAAAACATTTGTACACTCGACAAAAGAAAATGCTAACAAAAATGCTAACAAAAAAGGCCGGGAGCATAACGCCCCCGGCTTTGTCATTTGCCATCGTTCTCTAGGTCTTCCAGGCGATGGTTGATTACTTTGATCTGCTCCTCTACCACGGGCATCCGTTCGGCGAAGTTATTATGCCTGCGGACCTCCCGGGTGAGTTCTTCGATCTTTGTGTCAGTGACGGCCTGGTGGATTCTCATCTCCTCGCCCGTCTTGTGGGAGGTGGCGAGCACCGTTATCACCGTGCCGATCAATGACACGCCCCCTGTGATAAGGGCGACCACAACCGCCTCACTCATGCCAGCATCATCCCCCAAGTGGCCGCGCCAACGATCCCGTCAGCCTCCAGGCCGTATTCCTTTTGGAATTTCTTCGTGGCCTCCTCGGTCTTGCCGCCGAAAATGCCATCGGCAGTGCCGCAGTTGAAGCCCCAGGTGTTGAGCAAGGTCTGCCAGCTTTTCACGCTGGAGCCTTTGGATCCGTTCTTGATGATATTACAGATGACCATGCAGGTGTCCTCCTTCGGTGTGGGTGTTGGTGTTGGGTCAGGATCGGGAGCGGGAGTGTCCCCGCCGTAGTCCTTAAAGCAGATGTTCATGTCAACGTTGCCGCTGAATCCATTGGGCGTACCAGTGGAAGTGTACTGCCAAATGTCGCAGGTCATCCCGGGCGAAGATGTACCCCATCGGGCAAGCCACAGGTCATACTCGCCCACGAGCACATCAAAGCCACGGCTGAGGTAATCAAGGTTGGTGTAATTGGCGGGTGTGTACCCTCTCCGCTTAACTTCGTCAAGGAAAGCCCGTGCCAGATTGACAATGGGGTCCTGCGGTGGGTTCTTAGCAGTGGAATCGTACTCGTAGTCATAACAGACTGGATATGTCGGCTTGACCCCCATCCGCTCGATGAAGTCGCACAGATAGTCCGCTTCTGCTTTGGCCTCTGCCGCCGTTGCCGCATAGCTGAACCAATAAAAGCCGATTTCAACGCCAGCCGCAAGTGCCCGTTTGACGTTGCCCTCTGCGGTGCTGTCTATGTTGTTCTTGCCATACCCGGCCCGGATGATGGCAAATTCGATTCCTGCGGCCTTTGCCGATTTCCAGTCAACGTTCGGGCCGTTCCAGTAGGACACATCCACGCCGACTTTGCGAGTGGTCGCAGAGGCGGGCTTTTCTATGTAGGGCGGTCTGTAAATGCGGAAGTCATCACTCAAGTAGCGTTTTTTGTAGCCGATGCCCTCAAAGGCACCGGAATTGACGGTGGATGCTCGTGCTTCATCTGCCGTAGCATAAACATCCGCATTGCCCTCAAGCGTGATGACGGTGTTCCCGTCATACGCCCCCCACACAAAGCCCGTATGCTGGGTCTTGTAAAAGAACACATCGCCCTTTTGCGCTTTGGCGTTGTCGATGCGTGTCCAGTTCTCAGCCGCCCAATTACGGAAGGACGGCACCCAGATGACACTAGGACAGGACGCAATCGCCGCACTGTTGCCAGACATTTCAAAGCCATAACGCACAGTATATCCGCAGTAGGCCTGACCGGGTGCGCCGTAGTGGGAATTAACGAGGGTATTGTTGCCGCCGTTAGTTTCCCGGTTTCCTGCCAGCTTTTCGACAGGGGCCAGAACCTCATTCGCTGTCATCGTTATCCACCTCCGGGAGGTCAGTCACAACGCTCGTCAGCAGACTCAGGAGAGCCGCCACAATCGCCGTGGAGCCAACCACGACCCAATTTACTTCCTGAATCATCACGCCCGCAGGAATGAGCGAAATTGCCGTCTGACAAAAGGTCTTTAATGCTCTGATTCCTGCCGCTTTCCACCATGTCATGTGTTTACCCTCCTTTTTACGCCGTCAAGAATGTAACCGAAATCGGGAGCCACGCCCCCACGGGAACCTCACTCGCCGCAGTCGTACCATAGCGGGAGATAGCAACCGCACCGTCCTGACTGATGGAACATAGCCATGTGTTCACGCCACTGCCCTGACAGCGAATATAGAAATATTGGTCAGCTGGACAGTATGCGGTCGGAAGTGTGAAGATTGTCTTCGCCGCCGCATCAGAAGAGATTGCCGCCGTTGTGGTGCAAATCCCGGTTATCTCCACGAGCTTGCCAACCTTGCGATACCTCAAAAGGTTTGTCGTGCCGAAATTTGCAAAGCCGCTACCCCACGGCGCCGCCGTAGTGCCAACAGACTGCCACCCGCTGTCAGCCAGTCCGAGGGCGGCCAGCCATGCGTCAGGGCTGGAAACGTTGACATAGCCGTTGCCGTCCGAATCAACCAACAGGCTGATGGAATTGGACACGCCGTTGCGGTAGCCGCTGAGGAAAAGCCCCTGCCGCCCCGCCGATGATGCGAACGGCTGAACGGCACCGATGCGGGTGGAGCCTGTTGAATCATCAAATTCCAACGGGAGGCCGAAGGTGTTGGCAGACGGAGGTTCGCCGTCCGTGATATTGGATGACTTCATGTAGATTCTGCCCGTCATCGTACCGCCAGCCGTTGACAGCTTGTTCAGTTCTGCATCCGCATCGTTGAACGAATATTGTGTGTTATCACCCTGCACTTTGAAATAGCTTACATCGTTAGCCATCGTATTCGTCCCTCTCAATCAGCCGCTTCAGGATGACCGCAGCCTCCGCTCTGGTCAGCTTGTCATTCGGCCTGAAAGTCCCGTCCTCATAGCCCAGCATCAGGTCGTGGTCGGTGACAAACTCCACGGCTCGTGCGTACCACGCATCAGCGGGAACGTCAGGATATTTCTTCGTTGCCATTCTCATCAACCTCCTTCGTGAACGCTTCCACCTCTTCTGCAATCGACTTGTCCTCTAGTCTGCTGACCTCATTCAGCAGTTTTTCAAGCACCAGCCGAACAACGCAGATAGGCAGATTGGATTGATTGATAACGTTTGTGATGTTGCTCTCAAACTCGCTGAGAGCCAGATTAATTCCCTTTGCCATTACACACCTCAAATCTGGTCGATCTTAGTCGGGGTCAGGTAATGCGCCGCCCCCGTGGAATCGTAGAGCGCAAGAACGCCATTTCCGGCATCGGAGCGGTAGATGGATGCCACCGGATTACCAGAGGTGGTCTGGACACGGATGTACCCGGCATTGTTACTGCCGCTGATGTAAGCGATAACGTTGCCGCTCTGGTAGAACGATATTGCACCGTTCCCACCGTCCGCTTTGTAGATCGACACGACAGCGTTTCCATTGGTTTCCTGAAGCCGCATATATCCAGCGTTGTTTGATTCGCTGATATAGGCCAGCAGATTGCTACCACTGTATTTGCGGATGACATTACTGCACGTGATGTTGCCCGTGACAGACAAGGCGTTTGCACATGAGATGGAGCTACCACGGATGATGGTCCCATGGCTTGTGTTGCCTAGATAGGTGTTGTTGGAGCTGTCCGAGTAAAGCATCCAGAAGCGGTCTGTGCTGTTTGCCTCGTATGCGAGGATTGCGGCATTGTTTTGGAGCGTGATTGCGTTGGAATATTGCGGATAGAGTGCCTGACAGTATGTGATGCCGCTGTAGCTCGACCCGTCATAGTTCAGGCGGACGGTCCCCTCCGCTCGGAAGGATGTACCAGAGAACGCTGTGACGCCATTGGCAAGATACATTTCTGTTTTGTTCGTCCCGGATGTATTTGTGGCCCGGATGCCGCTGTCGGTGACGATGACATAGTTTTTACTGTTTGTGTCCATCACGCCGATGCCCGTGGTAGTTGTCGTTCCATCCGACCCGGACATATAGCCGATATAGCCACCATTCGTGCCCAGCCCCGAAGTGGTGTAAACGCCCATCTTGCCATACAAGCTGAGCTTAGCCGCCGTAACAGCACCCGCCGCCAGCTTTGCCGTAGTGATTGCACCCGCTCCGATTGCGTTCGCCGTAACGCTCCCGGTGTAGATTTTCCCGCCGTCAATGTATGTGGTGCCGCTGGACACTTTTGTCAGGTCATCCAACAGGGAATCAAGGTCAGCCGCCGCTGATGCGGCATTGTCAGCCGTGGTCTGAGCGGTGGTAATGGAAGATGCCACACCGTCACTCAGCTTACCAACGGTGATAGCTCCTGCGGCTATCTTGCCAGCCGTCACAGCGTTTGCCGCCAAAAGGTCAGTCGTGATAGACCCATCAATGATGGTGGTGGTGCCGACCTCGTGCTGTATCCATGCGGAGCCTGAGTATGTCCACATGACATCCCCGGCGATTCCCCCGGAAACGTTCTTGACCCAAACGTCCCCGGCCTTATAGGTGCCGCTTGAGGGTGGGTCAGTCGTGCGGTAATAGACGGTTGATTTGCCAGCCGCCAGCGTGGTTGCATCATCAGCCGTGGTCTGTGCGGTGTTGATAAGGTCAGTAACGCCGCTTGCCAGTTTCCCGACTGTCACAGCGTTTGCCGCAATTTTGCTTGCGGTCACAGCACTCGCCGCAAGGTGGTTGGTCGTGATGGCGCCAGTCCCAATGAAATCAGTGTTGAAAACACCGTCAATCGTCCATGCGGACGTAAACGGCCCGGAGTAGCCCGTGCGGGAGAAGCCAATGCCGTTCTTATTGATCCTGATGACGTTGACCGCCGTTTCCTTGTCGGCAGTGTCCATGATGAGGATCTCTTCTGGCTCACCGTTGGCGTTGTAACCAAAGAGGACATAGCCGCCCAGACCGCCCGTGATAAGCTCCGTCTGATGATCGACATAGCTTTTGAGCTTCTCGGATATTTCGTCCCCGGCGGTTTCAATCTGAGCAACCGTGTTGTCCATGTCCGTGACGATGGAGGCCAGCGTTGCCTTAGATTCACCAACCTCAATGGATTCATAGCGGTCACGGAGCACGTCATAAACCGTTTTGATGACCTTTGCCGTGTGGGACACGCCCAGAGCGTCATAAACCACGGTCACGGTGTCGCAGAGGTGGATGCGTTCAAGGATTTTATAGTCCGAGAATGTCAGCTCCACCCGTGCGTCATTCAGGTAAACGGTGTCTCCATCGACATAGCCGTCAATGCCCGTTGCCGTGTCACCATCCACCGTAGCGGATGGAATGATAAGGTCAAAAGACGGGGAGCCAAGGGACGCACCTTCCGTCTGCCAGAGCGGGACGAAAGACACGTCAATGCTGACCTTCGGGATGCCGATGTTATTGTCCTCAATGTACTTGTTCGTCCTCGCCCGAAGCTGCGCCACGGTGGGCTTTGTCTCAAACTCATCCGTGAAGTCAACGATCTTCGTGCGCTTATAGGGGAAGTTCGCAACCGTGCTCGCCCAGATCGCGATCTCAGGCAGCATGACAAGCGTGTCGGTCTCCGGTTCATACCAGAACGGGCAGACGCCTGTGTAAACGTCCTCGATGTTCTCATCGTTGACAAGCTCAGTCAGGTTTTTGGCATAGCGGATGGTGACGCCCGAATCTGTTCCGCGGTTGACGTAGAGCTTGACCAGGTACTTGTCAAACTCATACTCACCCTTACCATAGACATCCAGGATGGAGCCTTGTGTCCCGCCCAGAAGCTCACGGAACGCCCGCGGCTCTTTGAGCTGATAGGTCGCCGACACGCTCTTATTCGTCCAGACCGTGAATGGATTCGTCTGGCCAGAGTGCGATACAAGCCCGGCCAGCGCCGTTGCACAGGTTCCAGCCGTGAACGGTGTGACCGGGATGCTGTTCAATTCATAGCTGATGTGTTCCGCGTAGATCGTGCAGATACCATCAAGCGGTTTTTCGATGCGGTAGATGCGGAAAGGCTGGGCGGCTTTTCCATCGGCGGGCGTGGCGTAGATGATGCGGCTGTGTTGGAGTTCACTGAAATACTGGCCCGTGATCGGATATTGCATCTCCAATTCGTAAGGGCCGTTGCGTTCCTCGGTCACGATGCAGGTGATAGCATCACTCAGCCGCCCGATTCCATTGGTGGAAAACGATGTTTCCGTTGTGTCGAAAAGGATAGGGATCATTAGATTGTCCACCACCTCGGTTGGATTTGTACCCTTGTCACGCTCCCGCCCGGCCTGATGCCCGTGTTGCCGGGTGGCAGAGTCGGGAATGTGTTCCCCGTGACGCTGACATACTGATTGGCGTTGTTCGCGCCATACCGTGCGTCCATGGCCTCACAGTCGATGTCGATGTACGCCCATGGGTTTTGAGCCACCGTGATAGTCTGGGAGCCGATGCCGACTGTTCCGTAGCCATACACCCGGATATTCGGGAGTGCCGTGTAAAGCGTGGGATTAGTGATTGTTCCCGTTGACGTGTAGTTGGCAAACGTCAAGCCGCTGTTGAGATACCACTGCGGTTTGCAGTTGAAGATGATGCTGGTCTGACCGACTCGCGTCAGGTTAAACTCCACGTCAAACGGCCCGTCAAAGTGTGCCATGCGGAAGTAGCCGGGATAGAAATCATCCACCAGGAGCGCATAGCCGGAAGGCTCATAAAGCCAGCTCGCAACATCCAAGAACGCCGCCGGCGCTGTGTTGTCAGCCGCCCCGGCAAAGATCTCATATTCCTGCTCATAGTTCTCCCAGGCGTTCTCCGGGATGAGCAGGTCGCCGTTCCTGCCGGGGATGGACACGATCTCCACCTTCCGGGCGGGATGCGTCTGCACGGGAACGCTTTGAAAGATGACGCCATAGTCATCAGAGCTTTTTCCATTCCATGTGATCATGCAAACGCCGCCCTCCTTCGGTTGATTTGAGACGCCAGTTTCCGCTCGATGATCTCAGCCAGGGCGTTGATATCCTGGCCGGGAGCGCCATAGACGTTGATGACGATGTTCTGACCGCCGCCGACAAGCTCACGCAGCTTTTTCTCGCCGATCAGAAGCTCCGGCTGTGCAGCATCGCCGACGCCGATGATCTGAGGCGTGGAGAACAGAGCGCCCTCTTCGGCTGCGCGTTTGTACCAGCTCACGGAAAGATGCGGGACGCTGGGAGGATTGAGGCTGAAGCTACCACTAAAGCTGAAGTGCGGAAGTGCCAGATGGGGCAGACTCCACGAGAAATTAAACAGGCCCTTGATTCCCTCGATCACATTGGACACAACAGACTTCGCCGCCTCCAGTTTGGAAGAGAACGCCGACTGAATGTTACTCAGGACGCTGGAAACGGTCGAATACGCTGCCTGAAGCCGTCCGCCGGTGATGCTGTTGATCGTGGAAAACGCGCTTGTCCACAAAGACTGATAACCAGACACCGCAGTAGCAAGCACCCCACGGATGCCGCCGCCGTTAGACTGGATCGTGGACTTGATATTGCTCCATGCGCTGGAGGTGTTGGATTTCAGATTGTTCCATGCATTTGAGACAGTAGACATCACAGCGGATCCCGCAGAGGAAACGCCGCTTTGAATGCCGCTCCATGCTGTTGAAATATTGCTTTTGACAGTATTCCACGCCGCGGACGCACCGCTCTTGATGCTACTCCAGGCGCTTGAAAGCCTTGACCCAACAGCGCTAGCCGCAGAAGAGACACCGCTCTTGATTCCGTTCCATGCCGTAGTAATGCCATTCTTGACAGAGTTCCACGCCGCCGTGGTTTTTGATTTGACAGTGTTCCACGCCTCCGTGGTCTTTGTCTTAACGGTGTTCCAGGCATTCGAGATGCCCGTCTTGACCGCATCAGCCGCCTTGCTGACAGCACCCGTGACCTTCGACCACACGCCGCTGAACCACTCGGAGATCGCGCCCCAGTTCTTCACAATCAGAATTACCGCCGCAACCGCCGCCGCAACCGCCGCGATGATGGGGAGCGCGGGAGCGATGGCCGCAAGCGCCGTCCCGATAGCCGGGATGACGGTTCCGGTGATAACGGTGCCGACAGTCGTGAAGGCCGTGCCGACCGTCCCCAGGATCCCCGCCAGACCGCCGCCTGCACTCAGTGCGGTGCTGATCGTGCTGACAGTGGTTATGAGTGTGCTGATGCCGGTTCCCACGCTCCCGATAAAGGACAGCAGCGGCCCGGCGACCGCGAGAATGCCCGCGATCTTGAGGATGTTCTGCTGTTGGCTCTCGTCCAGGCTGGTGAACCATTCTGTGGCGCTCTGGATCGCAGGGACAAGTGCACTGGATATGGACGAGATAAGCGGAGCCGCCGCATTCACCAACTCAGCCCCCGCGAGCTTGAGATTGTTCATGGAGGTGGTGAATTGATCCAGCGGGTCGAGGGTGGATTCAAACGTGCTGGAGACAGACCCCTCGAAGCCCTCCAGAGAGCCGGTGAAGTTCTCAAGGTCGAGGGTGCCGTTAGAGACGGCGTTATAGATCGCGCCGCCTGCGCGGGTGCCGAACAGCTCATATGCCGCCGCGAGCTTGTCAGATTCGCTCCCGTTCCCCGCCATCGTGGTGGTGAACGATGCAAGAGCCGTGTCCAGGGAGACCCCGCTCTCCGTGGCGTTCTTCATCGCGGTCTTGAGGCCCATCATCATGGTGGAGGTGTCAAGACCGGCCACGTCCACAGCGCCAAGGAATCCCGCGGCATCTGAGGCGGACATGCCCATCTCGTTGAATTGCGCCGCGTTCTGATAGAGCTGTGTGGCGAGTGTGTCCATGGAAACGCCGGTGTTCTGCCCGACAACGTTCATTGCATCGAGCATTGACCCGGCATCGGTGGCATCCATGCCAAACGCCGACAGGACTTTGGACGTGTTGTCCACCGCGGTGGAGACGTCCACGCCGTTGATTTGCGCAAACTCCAAAAACTGAGTGGAGAGCGACTGAAGCTCATCGCCGGTGGCCCCGAATCGGGTGTTGACCTCACCGACAGCCGCACCGGCCTCCTCGAAGCCCACTGGGATGGTCGTGGCGATGTTGTTCATGACATCCCCGAATGCGGTGAGCTGTTCCCCGGTCGCGCCCGTCTTCGTGGCGATGGTATCAAGGCCAGCATCGACCTCTTTCCATGCCGCCACAGCACCCACGCCGATGGCCGTGAGCGGGACGGTGACTGATTTTGTGAGCGTCTTGCCAGCGGATGAAAAGCTCTTGCCGATAGATGCGAGACTAGCGGTGCCGATAGCCCTTCCTGCCGCAGAACCGGCAGGAGTCGCGGCCCCCGTCAGCTCCTGGGTGATGGTCTGCTGTGCGCCCTGCAATGAAGGAACGATTGTGACATATGCTCTTGCTACTTCAGGCCCCGGCATATTTCATTCCTCCCTTCCGAATAATTTATTGATTTCTGCAATCGGAACGGCTGTCCCGATGTGCTGAGTGTTTACATCTTTTTTCCCCGGCCTGGGATATGGTTTCGGCTGTTTTGCCCGTCTTCCGCTCCCGATGGCCGATAGATTTGCATTGATCGCGGACAGGACATCATAGATGTCTGCCAGGATCGCATTGGTTTTCATCGTGGTCGCCCACGTTGATTCCTCCGGGTGCATCTCCCGGGTCAATGCGCTTGTCATTGGCAAGTGCTTGATAAAAGCACCGAGTGCGCCCCATGACAGAGCGCACCCGATGTCATCCACTTCAAAACCTGTCTGTAACAGGTCAGCATTTAGAGCCTCACGATGCTCTTCAACGAACGCCGCGAGGCTGATTATTCCCCCGCGGGAACCCCCGCCGCTCCTGTGGTCGCATCGGACCAGGCATTGACAAGAGCGTTGTAGTCGTCCACACAGAGACTCTCCACGACCTTTTTGGGGATGTGCTTCTCCAAGAAGGCCAGAGTCTTTGCAGGGGTGTCCATGTTGGCAAGCTCACGGGGCGTGAGCCGACCGCCGAGCGGGATGTCATAGGACTTATCGCCGATGTTCACCCGCAGGAAGTCGTTTTCGTTGGGCTGGCTGCCCAGTGTGATCTCTTTCATTCGTGTATCCTCCCGTTGATGCGTTAGGCGGTGCCCTTCGTCAGGGTCCAGGTGTCCGCGCTGATGGTGGTGTTCCAGGTGATCGCGCCTTCCGGCTCCATGGTCACGTCATCGATGTCGGACACATAGCCGTTGGTGGTGCCGAGGATGATGAAGTCATCACCATCGACCATGACCAGACACCAGGCCTTTGCATCCTGGACGTTGTTCGGATTGATCGTCACGGTCGTGCCGGTGACGTTCGCCGTGCCGAAGACCGCCGCCAGGGAATCGGCGGTGGTGGAGATGACAGGCACCTGCACAGTGCCGGAGTCGGTGGAGGGAAGCATCCGGCGGATGCTGTTGCTCCAATCCTTCAGCGTCTCCTTGTTCTGCGCGAGATGCAGAGTGATGCCGTCGTGGGAGACGTATCCAACCTCAGTGCCCCAGCTCGCCAGACCGGTCAGAGAGGTAGGCAGCGCCGTGTCAGCCGCGGCGGTGAAAAACATCCCGGTAGCGTTGCCGATGCCGAGATTCACAGCATTTGTTGCCATGTTTTATTTCCTCCTAGATAGTAACTTCTTCGATGTGCGCCACCACAACGACCGTGGTCCTGTACCGAGATAGATCCGGGCGGATGGGGTCGTTGAAAAGTTGCGCGTGTGTGTTTTCTTCTACATATCGGATGACAGGATCGCCATGACCGGCGGCGTGTTTGAGGACGCCCACAGCGTTCCGCGTGATCTCGCAGGCCTCCGCCTCGTTGTCGGCATAGCCCTCAAGCGCCACGACAAAACTGTCGATGGTGTCCCGTGACGTTCCACCGGCCCCGGAGACCCGTACAAACGGCAGAGAGTACTGAGCGGGGAGCGGATTGCAGTATGCCGTCATGTGCTCAGACAAGGCGATGCGGACGGCATCCTCAATGTCAACAGATCGTTTAATTGTGATACTCATCCACTCACCGCCTTTGTCAGTGCTTGATATTCCGACTCCGCAACGAGCGTCTCATGGTCAGTCGCGCCAACAAAGCCCAGCCATCGCCCAGCAGACGAGCCTTGCACCGTCCGCATATAGTAGCCTGTGGAATCTTCCGAAAGGTTCGCATTTGCGTTGGCTCTGGTCTGGATGCCGGTTGCGGCCTCTTCCACAACGCCCCGGATGCCGTCACTGCAAAGCAACTCCTTGAAGCCGTCCGAGTTAAACTCAAGTCTTATCTGTGTGCTCATCCGCTCCACCTCACAAGGCTCAGTTGGATGTTAGACCGCGCCCCTGTGGGCGAGATCCATGTGCGAGGCTCGCCGTCAATGGCGTAGTCGTTGCCATCGAAGATGATCTTGTCCCCCGCCTGCACATCCGCGCCGGCGGGCAGATACGCCGTCCATCTGTCCGATATGCCCAGCACACGGCCATCCTGCGACAGAGTGGCCGTGGCTGGCTGAACAGAGCACCCGGAGATACTCACGGATGTGGTGTTGCTCCAATCCGGCATCTCCGAGCCTCTCATTGTTTTTGTTCCGGGCCTGACCCTCGTGATCGTCTGATTTGCAAAACTCGCAACCAATCAGAACACCCCCGTTAACCTGTAAGGTTCCAGGACTTCCTTGTTATCACTCGGAAGCGCGGTCGCCCGGCTGGAATTGATCCAGTTCGCGTTATAGGTCACACTGACACCGCCCGCGGCCTCACTCATGACGCCGTAGCTGTTCGCGAGGGCGTGGGTGACGCGGTGCGCGATAATGTCCTTGATCGGCATCATGAGCGCATCCGGGAGGCCGGCTGTGTAGTTGATCAGCACAGCCGATTGAGGCGGCAGCCACCTAGCTACGTCATACATCCGCAAAAGCCCGTTTGTCTCCAGAACAAAAGTGGAGCATTCCACCCCCGCGATGGAGACCGAGGAGACCGCCGAGACAAACCGTGCGGGGAGCTGGATGAGATACCCATTCCCCACCGCCGTGATTCGCCGGTCAAACAGCGTTGTCGCCATCTGGCACTCGGCGGCGGTATAAAGATGCCACCCGCAGTAGTTGCGGATGGCAGATTCTGCCGCCTGGATGTTTGAGGCGATGCGCTGATCCCCGGCATACTTTCCCGCCGTCATCTCGTTGAAGGTCGCTTCATCGAGCATGGCGGGGAGTTCGGACAGCTCCGTCAGTGTGTACCCCCAGTTGGTGATCAGGCTCACTTATTCCTCACCGCCCTCGCCTTGTTGGACGGCTTCATGGCCTTCTCTGCGGGTTTCTCTGCGGGTTTCGCCTGATGCTCTTTAGCGCCTTTGGGCTGTTCGCCCTCTTCATACCAGCGCAGGAGACCATCGGCGCATTCGTAGATTTTCATCATGGTTACTCACCGCCTTCTGGGTATCAGGTGGAGATCGTGGAGAACGCCGCGGGCACACGAGTGGCGAGCAGGAGCCGCTCCTCGAGGCGGACGGTCACCAGGTTCTTGATGAAGTCATCCTGATCGGAGTTGGAGACCTCAACGCGCAGACCTTCGTTGGACTTGCCGACAACGGAAGCGCCCTGCCGGAACGCGCCCACGATGGCGGTGCCAGAGGTGGCCTTGCTGGAGAGGATGATAGGCATACCCCAAACGGTGGGGTTGGCGTTGTACGCTCCATTGCCATAGGGGCCATACATCGGGCCACCCAGGACGTACTGAGCGGAGCCGCTCTCGACCTTGGTCTGGAGCAGGGTCAGCATGTCGGCGGGGTTCAGAATCACAGCATCGGCCTCGAAGCCGGTGGCGGTCATGATGTTCATCTTCGCCTTCAAGATGTTGTCGAAGCTGATGCCGCCGGTGACAGCACCGATGCCGGAGACGGCCTGAAGCTGGGTCAGCAGATAGCCCTCAACGGCCAGGCGATGCTCATACACACCACGGTTGCGGATGGCGCTCTCCAGGAAGGGGGCGTCAGACAGGATCTCATCGGTCTCCTTGATGTGGGAGGCGATCTTTGCCAGCGCTTTCGTCACAGGGGAGTAGGTGGGCTGAATCTGGGGCTTGGCGGCGCCCTCGGCGGTCACGGCAGGAGCGCCCTCAGTAGCGCCCATGACAAAGTAGGTCAGGGCATTGCCGCTGATGCTCTCAGCGCCGAACAGATCGCGCACGTTCAGGGCGGGGACGGGATTGGTCACAGCGCGATCATACTCGGGGATCGTGGTGCCGGTGACGACAGCAGCCGCCTTGATGAAGGTGCTCACGCTGCCGCGGTTGTTCTTGAGGCTCATCAGGTCAAGAGCCTGGATGCCGGTCTTCTCTTCCATTTCTTTGTTTTCCTCCTTGATGGATTTCATGTTGCCGATGTCGTTCAGAATGGCGGCCTTCTTCTCCGCCTCCTCGATCTCGGCCTCTTTCGCTTCGATGTCAGCCTTGAGCTGCACCGCTTCCTCGATGACCGCAGAATCGCCGTCCTCGATGGATTTCTCCATCCCGATCAGGCGCTCTTTCATTTCGGCCAGTTCAGTCTTCATGCTCATCGCACTTGACCTCCTTCATGGTTTTGATATAAGCAAGCAGATTGTCCTTCTCCGGGTTGCTCTGCTCCGGCTCCTCCACTGCCGTGTTGGCCTTCGCTTCGTCCTCCCCATTGTCGGGGTCCTCTGCATCGTCAAGCTCGCCGAGGATGCCCTTGGCAAGCCGGATGATTTCTTTCAGTGCATCCGCGTCCTTCTGGCTGTTCCTGCGCCCGGCCTTGACCTCTGTCATGACGGCGTTCTGATTCGCCGGGATGGGCACTATGGAGACCTCGAACAGGTCAACGCCGGTCAGAACGTTCATAACGCCTGCGGCTTTTTCCTCCGCGTTCGGCTCGCGCCAGGCGGTGACGGAATAGGCGAAGCTGAACTGATACACGCACCCGCTCTTCACGATCTCGCGCTTCTCCTGGGCCAGCGGGGTATCAAAAAAGCTCGCTGTCATCAGCGGGCCTTTTTCGGTATCTTCGATTGTGTCCACGGTTCCGATGATCTGATCGAGATCGTGGTTCCAGCAGAGCGGGAACGGATGCCCCGTCTCTTTGCGTTTGGCGAGCGTCTCAGTGAACGCGCCAGGCTCAATGATGTCCCCGTAGCTGTCCGGGGTCTTGTCGTAGGTGGAGAAATACCCGGAGATCGTCCCCAATTCTCCCAAAGCAGATTCAAAGGATTTGTATTTCAGATCCATGATTAACCTCCTATAATTACATCGGTTCGACAGTTGCAGTTGCACGTCTCATCCGGGCCGAGAACATCATCGCCCGGCCATTTCGCGCCATTGGAAAATGTCTCGTCATAAGGCACGCGCTCGCCGTTCATGAGCGCATGGGACTCGCGAGGATTAACGCCCGTCACCCATTCTTTTTCCACCGTGCGGGAATAGCCCTGCCGCTCCGCCTGCTGGACAGATTCAAGCAAAGCCCACCCGGCCACGGCGGTGGCGAGCGACTGTGCGAGCATCGGGGACTCCGTTTCCTCGCGTTTCTCCATAACAGAGGCCGGGGTGATTTCTTCGTCATCGTCATCGATGGCATCCTCCAGCTTGTCCCGGGTCTTGTCATTCGTGGCCCTGGCGCGGCCCTCAGCCATCGCCCGGAGATATGCGCGGGTGATCTCAGGATCGTATTCCGTGCCCAGTTTCGCGGAGGTTGATGCACCGTGCGCGTCCGCTATGGCGTCCATGTGCGGCTCAAGGTCGTCCGCCAACTCCGCATTCCATCGGTCTTCATCCCACCAATCACGGCCCGCGCCGATTTTCGGGAGGACAGATGCCGCCTGGCGCTTGAAAAACTTTGCCAGCACGTCCGCCATATCCTCCTGCTCTTCATCGGTTGCCGCGCCCTTGATGCGGACCTCCTGCACGGCCTTCGCCATCTTCTCCAGTGGGGTGATGGATTTCGGCTCCGCCTCCACCGTGGCCATCGGCTCCTGCTCATCCATGTGAGTGTCAGTCGGTGACGCCTGTCCGCCCTCCACAACGTTGAGCGGCACGATAAGCTCATCGCCCCCATCAAGGGGAGACAGATTGTTGTCGGCTCTGGCCTCGTTCCGCGTCATCCACGGACCGCCCACAGCGGACTGGAGGATGGACGCCCGCTCCTCAAAGCTGCCTTTGAGCTTCTCGGTCAGGTCAAACTCCACATAAGTGGATTCATCCGCGCCTACCATCGGGAGCAGGAAGCTGTTGATCCTCTGCTGGAGCATCTGAAGCACAGGCCCCAGGCACTCCGCATAAAGCGCCCTGGCGTTGTCCTTGCTGCTGGCATAAGTCTGCGTGTCGCTGTGCCAGATGAGGCTCGGATTGATGCCGTAAGCCGCCGCCACGGATTCCCGGCTCAGTTTGATGGATTCGGCCCACTGCTGTTCCTTAAAGGACGTCTGGAACGGCTTGATCTCCATGCCGTCCTCCATCACGGGGATGGATCCGGCCTTTGAACCGCCAGCGCCCCACGCCTCCCGGAATGCGGTTGTCCATCTGCGCCGCTGTTCATCGTCCCAGGGCTGCACGTCTTTGGGACGGATGATCTGAGCATTGAGCCGCCCGGAGCTGTGCCACAGCTCTTTTCGGAAGTTCGCCGCCTCGATCTGCTCCTGGAGCGTCTGCCGCAGGGCGGATACCGGGGAGATAAAGCCGCCGGGGTTGCCGGGACTGTACGTCCTGAACAGCACAAACTCATCACGCGGAATGTCGATGCGCTTTGCCTCCGCGCTCGCCTGGACGTGGATCACAGACGGCGCATAAACAGTGTCGCCATCCATGCCGGTGACCCACTCAGAGGGGATGATGCGGAGCTGGTAGCCGCTCGGAGCATCCGGATCCGGGAGGAGCCACGCATAAACGGAGCCGAAAATGAAGTATTCCGTGGTCAGGCCGCGTATAAACTCATACCACGTCTGATCCCGGTTCGGTTTCCATAGGAGCTTCGCCGCGGTGCTGTCACGGTCGCGGATCCTCTCCGTCTCTCCATCCCGCCGATATGTCTTGAGCGGGAGCTGTGCGATGCTGTTTGACATGAAGTCCACGACAGCCTTGAGATTATCCTGAGTTTGATATAGCCGCCGGGCGTCATAGTTGATTACCTGAGTGGGCGCATCTCCGCCCATGCTCATCACAATCATTCTGGGTCGGAACAAAGCCCGCCAGCGTTCTGCAATGCTGGGCAATTACCCCACCTCCATCTTGATTAAATAAAAACCGGCATCGCCGTAACGTATGCCGATTGGTATGTTTTTGTTTTTTCCGTCTGGATCTTCGTAGCCGCGGCGAATGCCATGACACAGGCGTACAGCGGCGCGATGTCATCCGGGCTTTTCATGCGGTCTGGAAGCTCAATGCCGCCGCCAATGTTCCGCAGCTGCATCGTTTTCGCGGGAAGATCCATCACCGGCTGCTCAAGGTGGAACACCTTCACGCCGCCGCGCTCCGTGTCACCGGGGGCGGAGGCCGCTACCGCATCCCAGAAGCGTGTCCAGCCGTTAGTGAGGTCTGTTCCCTCCACAGCGCACCGCTCCACACCCTGCAACGTGCATATCTGCTCCGCAAGGCCGGAGACGGGAGCGCCACGGCTCTGGAATGCCAGCCGCATCTTCCCACGCATCGACCGCGCCCTGAACCAGTCAAGCGCCCATTCCGTGCCGATGCGCCGCGCCACGACCTCAATGTGGTAGTTTCCATCCTCGCGCAGGCCGCACACGCCGATGGAGCACCACCGGCGATCCTGGGACAGGTCGATGCCATAGAAAAGCTCCGACTCTGGCGCGATGCTCGATGCGGTGTCAAGACATCCCGCCCATGCTCCATCCGGGAACGGGTTCGGGAGGATCGTCTCCACCTGCTGGCACATGCACTCAGAGCGGAATTTGTTCTCCGGGAACGTCTGCCGATTGGACATCAGCGCCCGCTCCGTCAATAGCCCATAGCCCAGCGCTGGGTTAGCCTGGGCGAGGGCTTCAATGTCATCCGTGGCCGCTCCATCCGGGGCGGACCACTCAAACAGGCCGAGACCGGAGTCATCGACCTCGCCGCCGAAGTCCTGAGCCGCGGTGCCGGTGATCTTCGCGATGGCCTGAGAGCGGAGCTGACGCAGGACGATGCTGTCAGGATCGCCCGCGTTGCTGAAGCAGACGATCAGGCCGTTCGGCTTTGCGTTAGTGGACGCTGCCGCTGCAGCCCAGGTCTCCCAGTCGCGGTGTTCGCGGATTTCGTCCAGCATCACAAGGTCGTTGCTGTCTCCACGGCCGGCGCGGCGGGTTGGCGCTCCGACTTTATACTGTCTCAGGCCGGTCAGGATCAGGCGCTTGTTTCCATTCGTGCGGCTCACCCGGTCGATGCTGGATGACAGCTCCGGGATGCCCTCTTGATCGGCGATGACCGCCTCCCATACCTCCTCCGCCTTGTCCAGGCTGAGGGACGTTCCAAAGATGGAATCAACGCCCAGAACGTTCAAAAAGAATGAGGCAATCACCTCAGACAATACGGTTTTGCCGTTCTGCCGGGATATCAAAAAAAGAACCGTGCGGAAACGGAATCTCCATTCCCCGCCCAGTTCTCCGATTATCTCCATCGAGTGGATCAGCGCCCACTCCTGCCAGGGATAGAGTGTTTTGCCTAATACTGTCTTGGCGTATTCCGCGCAGGCAAACCCCAGTGACGTATCCGGGGTCAGTTCCCGGAGCGGGGGTGTCCAGATCCTGGCCTCAGTGCATCCCATCATGAAATCACCTTGATCTTCTTCCGCAGATCCTCCAGCTTACTGACCTCTGCCGGTCTTGCTTCTCCGCTGGCCTGCACCGCCGCGAGCGTCTTCACAAAGCTGGACAACAGTTTTTCATACGCCGGATAAAACGGATTTTCGCGCATCCCGCTCTGGCCGCCCCCGTTGTCATAGAAGATGACAAGCTCCTCCGCCGGGATCCTCGCGCCCTCCACGAGTAGCCGCTGCGCCATCAGATTCAGTTGTTCCACGAGGACATCAATGTTCTCCGGTTTTGCTTTTCTGGCCACATGACCACCCTTTCAATTTTTGCGGGGAGGGAAATGAC